AGCGTTGAGATTGTAACCTTTGGGATCAGAGATATGGCAACTGGAGTGATGCTGACTGTCTGCCTGGAGGATGCTATGGAGATTATGAAGGAAGCTATTGATGCTTCCGAGAAGGAGTAGCTTATGGGAGATATATCACAATGCAGAAGTTGTGGTAAAAGGATCATGTTTATCCGCATGAAGTCTGGAAAGAGTATGCCGGTCAACCCTACATTCGTGAATTTCAAAAAGAACCCTGGAGGAAAGGACAGAATTGTCCTTCCTTCCGGGGATGTAATAGCTTGCGATGCGAATGTGAGTGTTGAAGATGCTGATGGCTACGGTTATGTATCACACTTTGCGACCTGCCCGATGGCAGGAAAGCACAGAAAGAAGACGAAACAATGAAGTATATAGCAAGTTGGAGCGGAGGAAAGGACAGCACAGCAAGTATCATTTTAGCACATGAACACAATGAACCTCTCGATCTGATTATCTTTGCAGAAGTTATGTTTGATAAAGAAATAAGTGGAGAATTGCCAGAACATATCCAATTTGTAAAGAGCTGCATACCAATCTTTGAGAGTTGGGGGTATCCGGTTAAGATACTTCATTCAGCAAAAACATATATGGATTGTTTTCACCATAGAACGGTGCGAGGAAAAAGACTTGGGATGAAAAAGGGTTTTGTTATGATTGGCAGGTGTGATGTTCAGAGAGATTGCAAGCTGAAACCAATACATGAATTTTGGGATAGCATGACTGAAGATTTTACTCAGTATATCGGCATAGCAGTAGATGAACCGTTGCGAATTGGGAGAATAGTAAAGACAAAGAACCAAGTATCACTATTGCAAAAATACGGATATACAGAGGAGATGGCTTATGAATTGTGTCATAAGTATGAGATGCTAAGCCCGATTTATAATTTTGCTCCAAGGGGGGGGTGTTGGTTCTGCCCTAATGCGAAGAAGCCAGAATTGAGAAGACTATATGATTGCCATAAAGATTTATTTAGCAGACTGATTGAATTGGAACACGAGTCGGATTTGATTGGAGATGTGTGGGATACGCTGCATAGAAAAAGCATATCCGAAATAGCAAAAAGTTTTGCTGATGAAGATACGAAAATGGCGAGCATCTACTGGAAAAATTGAAAAGAAAAAGACCATGCCGTCTATGCAGCACAGCCTTCGTTCTCTAATACGTTTGCAACTCCTATTATAGGAGGTTATTAAGAGAATGTCAAGGAGGTAATGCACAGATGGGAAGTAATGTGAAAAAATATGTGGTAACGGAGAGTGAGCTGGCAATGATTGCCGAGGTTGCCGCTGAAAAAGCAATCAGTACATACAAGAGGGAGCAGGAGGAGCAGATACAGCAACAAGCCGAGAAATGCCGGTATAGTGCGAAACTGCTCATTATCCATTATAAGCGGCTGAAGCGGATGAAGGATACCTCAGTGTATGATGCAAATACGGTTACGGATGCCACACTTGCGGAGATTTTTGACAATATGCTTGGAAAAATCCGATTGAATGAGTTTGACCTCACAAGCACAAACCGAAACCGGATTATCACCGGGATGCTGATGAACCATGTCGATGTTCAGCTGGATAATTACCGGAAGGAGTGCGGAAAGTCTAAAGAGCAGGATGTAGCCCGGAGATACCGCATAGTTGAAATGATGTATCTCCGGGAGGAGTCTCTGACAGCAGATGAAGTTGCTGATGTGGAGTGTATTGATAAAAGCAATGTGTACCGCACTTTGGAAAGGGCATATGATGATCTGGCAGTCCTGTTTTTTGGAGTAGATGGGGCGAAGATGGTGGAATTAAGGAAGCGTGAAATCAAGGCAAAAAGGGAGCGTTCAAAGAAAAACAGAACGAAGTGAAGGCATCGTGCGAAAAAGTTGCACTTTACCTGCGAATTGGAAAGTTGTAATATGATAAACAGCCAACAACCCATAATGTCACCACCGACACAGAGCCATGTAGTTTTTCTTCCCAAAAGTGCATGAAAGAACGCCCAAGGATAACCTCCCTGGGCGTTTTGCTGTCCGGTGTATCAATTAACGAGCAGGACTGTCTCAAAGCGGACGGTCTTTTTTGCTGTCGGAAGAAATGTCCTCGCAAGCACTCAGTATTGCCGGGCAGAGTTCATTGAATGACAGCTCCGGAGACCCCAAGGTCTCCAGCTTGGTGAGAGAGATTGTTTTCTGCTCACCGCACTTTTCATTAAGGACAGATGTTTTGATGACATAGAATTTCCAAAGGCTCATGTCGAAAATGTTCTGTTCTTTCGTAGTCGCTGTATAGATGGCGAAAACATAGATGTCGGAATTACGCTGGCGTTCTGCATCCGGGCGGTAATCACCAATTTCGTCCGGTACTTTTGCCGGTGCTATGCTGAAAGATATTCTAGGCGTAGTGCCGGGATGCGGTTCCAACGCCTGGACGTATGCTGCAGACTTTACCTCTATGCGGCATGGCAGATATTCAGCAGAGCTGGAATATTCCAATTTTTCGGTGGGGGGTGTAAACACTTGTTTGATATTTGGTCCAACGAGGTCGTATGGCTCGAAGTTGGAACGGATGTCGGTGTTGGTGTATATTCCCCCTAACTCCAGGGCGGATTTTACAACGAACTCTGCAAGTACGCCTCGGTTAGTGTTGCGGAGCATATCAGAATACGCCCACTGCCAGAACTCAGCAATGTGGAATGGCAGAACTGAACTGCCGTTCACAAGATGCTCCAGCCCGGTCAGCTTCCGCTGATAGGAGCCGGAGTAGTTTGCGGTCCTCATAGGACCAGGATATGTATTGTTCATTATTGTCTTTCCTCCTTTGGGAAGAATTATAGCATAAAAGGAGAGTGCGATAAACTATGAAAAGGATAGAAATGTGTAAGATGCGTGTTGGCGATCTGAAACACAATTTTGGAAACCCCAGGAAGATTTCCAAGAAAAAAGCCGAGGAGCTGGAACGGTCGATGGATTTGTTCGGTGACTTCGGCGTTTTTGTTGTTGACGAACATGATAATGTGATTGCAGGAAACCAGAGGTCAATCATACTTGCGAGGCGTGATCCGGATATCGAAGTCGATGTTAAGAAGCTGATAGGATATTCGGAGGCAGAACTCCGCTCAATCAATATCATGGATAACACCCATGCCGGCGAATGGGATTTGGAACTGCTGGCTGACTGGACTGCGGACCTCAACCTAGATTTGGGGATTGACCTCAACAATGAAAATCCGGAAGAACGGAAGATTGAGGACATGGAGCTGATCCGGTATGAGAAGTACAATTATGTGATGATAGTCTGCAAGAGCGAGATTGACTATAACGATTTGATAAGGAAGCTCGGCATCGAAGGCAGAAAGGTGGCTATCACCAAAAAGAGGAAGATAAAGGCAAGGGCAGTCTGGTACGATCAGATGAAAGCACAGATAGTGGAGAAACCGCCGGAAGCCAATCAACCTTCCGAAGACGATGAAAAAGATGGTGGAGATGGAAAGGAGGAGCAGGAATGAGGTATTTGATAGTTGCGGCACATCCGGATGATGAAGTCCTGGGAGCCGGTGCTACCATGCACAACGCAGCAAAGCATGGCGATGAAGTCTATGTTTGCCTGCTCAGTCATTGGAGTCCTACCAGGGATGACAACCTGGAAGATGGCATTGCATCCAGCCACGCTATCCTGGGAGTGAAGAAATCCTATATCGGAGATTTTGGGTGCATGAGGTTCAAGGATGAAGACCATCACGCCATTGTCCGGTTCATAGAGGCGGCGATTAAAGACTGTCAGCCGGATGTTCTGATTACGCATCACCCGGCGGATGTTCATGTGGATCATGGCATCACATCGGAGTGCTGCATGGAAGCATCGAAGCTCCCTATGAGGCAGATAGCGAATGTTCAGCCAATCCGGAAGATTATGTATATGGAGGTTCCTTCCTCTACGGACTGGAATGTAAGTACGGCCAATGGCTTTTTCGCTCCGAATGTGTTTGTCGGTGTAAGCGAGGAGGATTTGTCTGAGAAGGTCAAGGCGGTAGGCGTTTACAAGGATGTCGTCCGGAAAGCACCTCACCCACGCTCTAGGGAAGTCATCAATGCTATGGCGGTTCTGAGAGGAAGCCAGTCCGGTTTGCTAATGGCGGAGTCCTTCCAGATGGTATTTGGATTGGGGGTGTAGGGAATGATGGTAACAATTCACCAGCCATGCTATCTGCCATACCTGGGAGTGTTTCATAAGATATGGAAGGCGGATGCCTTCGTATTCCTGGATGATGCACAGTATAGCAATGGCTATGTGTTTGAATGGAACCGCATCAAGACACCACAGGGCGAGTGCCGGCTGAAAGTTCCGCTGCATAAGAAGTTCGGGCAGACACTTCGGGAGGTAGTTCCGAAGGACGGTCTCGGATGGCAGCATAATCACATAAAGACAGTAGAAATGAATTACAAGAAGGCTCCATACTTCCCGGAGCTTTTTCCTGCTTACAAAGAAATTGTCAGCGAATGCTATGATAATCTTGCACAGCTGAACATTGCACTGATGAATTTCTTCCTGCTGTGGTTCGGCTGGCATGAGAAGAAGGTCTATTACACATCAGATTGGAAGCTGGAAAGCAGATCAGAAGCCAGGGTGATTGAGATATGCAAACGCCTGGGGGCTGATGCCTACCTGTCGGGAACCGGTGGAAGGAATTACCAGGAGGAGGAACACTTCGAGGAAGCTGGCATCAAGCTGGAGTACCAGGAATGGGAGCCGCTGGAGTACCGGCAGTTATGGGGAGAGTTCCGACCGTATATGTCAATCCTGGACTATGCAATGAATGAAGGGCATGACATAGGCAGCCACTTCAGAAGGATGGAGGAGGTGATGGCGGATGGCAGATGAAGAATTGACATTAGGAATTTACGTCCAAAGCTATCACCGTTACAATAAGATACTCACCCAGGATTTACTGGAACGGTGTACCTATGTGGTAAGGGCAAGCGAAGCGAAGCTGTACCGCAAGGCAGGAGTGGAGAATGTATGGGCGGCTCCGGACGAGGAGGTCAACAATGCCATCCGGACATACTGGTGGATTGTGGACCATGCACCGGAGGATATTGTCTTCATCGCCGATGATGACATAGAAGATGTGATGTACCGGCTCGATGACATTACCCGGCTGAATAAAGATAAGGACACCATCATGGCGGAAATTGAACGCATTGCACAGATGATGGTTGATTTGAATGTTGGGTATGCCTGCATAGATGCCACCGGCATCCCTTATGGGTACGATGGCGAATTTGCATTTAAGGGAACGTCTGGCTCTTTGAAGTGGGTGTATAAGAAAGTGCTGAAGGCTCGCCCAGATGAAAACTGCAAGTACAACTACGATTTGGACCTGGTATTGCAGGAACTGTTGCATAACCGTATCATTCTGAAGCCCCGGTACATCATCTGCAAAGATTACCAGGATGTCAATGCCGGTGGAGACAGCTCGAAGCTACGCCAGGATCAGATAGACAGCATTGAGAACATGAAGCGGAAGTGGGGAAAGTATTTCAAGTACAATTACAAGAATAACAAGCCCCAGATAAACGTACCCCGATAAAATCAGTAATTCCAGCCGATTTCTATTTGACAACGGTGGTGCAGGTGCTACGATGCGGTTACGATAAAAAATAGGAGGTTGGCGTTATGGCTTACGATTTAGTAACTAAGAACGGTCATAATATGTATGACATGGCATCAATGATGCAGAAGGCGATCCGGAGGAACAATCCGAACCTGGCAGGATATGCCGCCTATGAACTGTTCGGCAATTTCCATACCTATATGTGGAAGCGGCTGGTGGTGGTATCGGCGGAGGACTGCTACGGCCTTATGACAAAGGAGGTAATCGCACTGAAGCTGGCAGACGATTTCTGCAACAAAGGCAGGAAGGGTTATGATAAGGACCCGCTGTTTGCAGCAAAGGCGATTACATTGTTGTGCCAGGCAAGGAAGAACCGGGATGCCTGTTATGTAGCCTGCAATTTTATGTTGCCGGACCGCATCCTGGATGAAAGCGAGATTGAACATATTGACATCACGAAATGTCACCTTGGAGTGGAAGGAATACCGGATTGGGTGTTTGATGTTCATACCCTCACAGGGAAAAGGAATGGCAAGACAGACCTGGATATGACAATCGAGGAGCAGGCGGCATTGGAACCGAAGCAGATGTCTCTGTTTGATGACTGCTCATGGGAGAATTACTACACATGGGCGAGGAGCCAGGGCAAGGTAGGGAATAAGGAGTGGGCGGACTTCCAGCAGTTCAAGAAGGGAAGAAAGCTGGAACCGGACTACAACGCATGAAGAGGACATGGTATGAATGAATTTGAATTTGAACTGATGGTTAATGGAGTTGTCTGTGGAACCTTTGCCAAAGAGGGTGAGACTGAGGCAGAAGCATACGAAAAGGCTCAGGAGGAGATTGACGGCATCATGGCACAGCTTCCTGCCACTGTCAATGTAGAGTATAGTATTGGCGTGGCATAAAAAATAAGTATTTTCTCTGAAAAACCTATTGACACCAAAAACGCAGGTGCTACGTTACGAGTACGATAAATAACAGAGGAAAGGCGGTAGCACTTATGAAGGTTAAGGTTAAAGTATATGACGGAGTTAAGTATAACAAGGGAAGCAAGAAGGTAGCAGAGGTTGAATATCAGATTGAAGGATTTGAAGTAGTGACCGGGGACCGGGCTACTGAAATCGGATTGGAAACTGATGAAAACAGCCGGGATGAATACAACGAGTACCTGGTATTGGACCTGGGAAATGGAGAGACCGCTACATTCTGCAATTCCCATGTTGATCTGTTCAGAATATAGGAGGTGTCGGTATGGTAGTAAGAGATGGAAAGCTGGTAAAGCAGTCAGACATAGTAAGGGAGGCAGTAAAATCCGGGGAGTGGAAGAAGGCTCTCCGGATAGCAAAGGACTTCCGGATAAATGTTACGAAGGCACAGAGGGATGCGATGGCAAGGGCGTATGAGTGCATGGTACATCCGGAGTTCTATAAGCAGATAGGCACAGACATACCCGGAGCGATAGCGAAGGGGAAGGAAGTAGTAAGCTGTCTGTATGGGGCGTAGAAGCCCATAAACTGAATAGGTAACAAATCCATCAAGGGAACTCGGAAAAAGGCTGCACAAGGCTACAACGGGTTCCTTTTTCGTGCCTACGGAAAGGTGGTGAGGCAGATGTGGCACAGAAGGACTTAAAGCCGGTACGAACCAAAGAGGAAGCAAAGGCGAGGGGCAGGAATGGCGGCATTAAATCCGGAGAAGTCCGAAGGGCAAAAAAATCCATGCGTGAAACTGCAAAAGCTCTCATGTCAATGGAGGTGGTTGGAGACAACAACAAGAAGAACCTGGAAGCCTTCGGTATCCAAAAGGGAGATCAGAATTATCAAACGGCGGTCGTTGTCCGGCTCATGCAGAAGGCTTTAGTCGAAGGTGACACATCCGCCATCCGGCTGATTGGAGAATTGACCGGAGATTTGAATAGATTTGGACTCATACCGGAAGAAGAAAGCGAGATTGTTGAGCTTGCATACCCGACAATCAATCTGCCGAACAACGGAAGGGATAAGAAGGATGCCTTCCAGCTTGCACCCCAGGCTGGACCACAGACGCAGTTCATGGCATCGTCAGCGGACATCATCATATATGGTGGCGCCGCCGGTGGAGGAAAGACATATGCAATACTCATGGAGCCGCTGCGGTACATCAACACTAAGGGATATAGGGCAGTCATCTTCCGGAAGAATTTCAACCAGATATTTGCATCCGGCGGTATATGGGACGAGAGCCAGGAGATGTACGGAGACATAGCCGGTGCCAAATCCGTGCAGACGCCAAAATTCCGGTGGTCATTCAAGAGCAAGGCTAACATATACTTTGATTTCCTGGGGAGGGATGCGGATGTTGAGAAGTGGCAGGGTTCCCAGATAACATTCATAGGGTTTGACGAGCTGACGCATTTTTCAGAACGCCAGTTTTTTTATATGCTGTCGCGTAACCGCTCCACTTGCGGAGTGAAGCCTTACGTCAGAGCCACATGCAACCCGGACGCGGATTCATGGGTGGCAAAGTTCATTTCCTGGTGGATAAACCCGGAGACCGGATACCCTATTCCGGAGCGCTCTGGAAAAAAACGGTATATGGCGCGTGTGGATGATGAAGTGG